GAAAGGAGTGTCGGTGGGGCTGATGTTATAGATAACGTCAGTGAGGTCTTCACGCAGGCCGATGGCCGTATAGGTCTGATAGGTTGCCATTTTAAAGCTCCAAAAATTTAAAGGAATCGTTCAAATGCAGCAGCAGCATCACGGACTTTGCCGGATTGACGCAACCGTTGCATCACTTGTTTATCCTGTTGCGACTGTGTATTAGGCGCTGAAGTTCCAGATTTGAGCATCCTCGGAGCCTGTTGAACCTTTTTCTGGATTTCAGGTTTCGACTTTTGCAGTTGCTCAAACTTCATTGCTTTATACAGAGTCAGAACAGCGCGATGGTCATAAACGGAACCAAGCTCTTGATCTGACCAACCTTGAGACTTTGCGTATTCGCGGATTTGCTTGCGAACCTCATCGCCTTTAGGTGTAGCCAATTCAGGAATAGAAGCATTCAGCTTTTCAGCTTCTGAGGCAATATGCTTTTGCAGGCTTTGCTGTTGTTCCGCTTGTTGCTGTTGAGCAATGCGGTACTGTTCAGCTCGGACAACTGCAAGTTGCTTATCACGCTCACTGCGTTCTGCGACCTTCACGGCATAACCGATTGGGTCTACTTCCTTCAGAGCTTCCAAGTTCTCACCCTGATTCTGCTGGCCCAAAAATTGGTTGAGGGCTTGCAGCTTCTGGGCGTATGCCTGTCGCTCTTGTTTCACTTGCTCAAGATGACCGCGCTCGGCTTCAATAGCCTTACGTTGTTCAGCAAGAGCTTGAGATTTCTTAGTGTAATCAGCAGTTCGTTGGTATCCGTTGATAAGCTCATCAAGTTCTACTTCAACTTCCTCACCGTCTACCTTGGCCCGATATTTGGGCTTTGGCTGTTCCTCTTGGACTTCTTCCTCCGAATACTCAGCGGAATTGTCACCAGATTCTTCTACAGATTCTTCGGCTGTCTGAATGCTGCCTTCAGGTTGGCCTTCATCGGCTCCCGAATCATCACCCATCAAACCAAGAAACGCAGAGGCGGCCTGATTCACGGTTAGGCTTTCACTCCCGCTAGGGTTGGTGTTTTCCATGTGTCATCTCAAAAAATACTGGAACCGCCAGCACGGGTGAGTTTCCTCACAGAATCTTAAATCTCTTGTCTTGGATTTGCTTCTCGGCAGCGATGCCTTGCAAGTGTCCAACAATAAGATCAACTGTCTTTACAACACGATAAGCATGTTCACGCTCATCTATGTCAGTCTCATTTGTGTTCAATATAGCACTAATCTGCTGATTTTTCAAATCATCAATGACTTTTATGAAAAAGTCATCTTTGAGTAAGTTATCAGCCCACTGTGCCAGAAGGAGTTTGTCCATATTGTCCTTGGATACCAGAAATGATGTCATTCAACGAAAGAGAGCCACCTTGACCACCTTGCAAGGCGCTCATCAGTTGGTTGTAGTTCATCCCTGTTTGTGGCGCAGGAACAACAGTAGGTTGAGCTGGATTCAGGTATTTCTCCCACTGAGTGCCACGCAACAACTCACGCGATCCAAAGTCAATTGGCGATAAGCCTTGATATTGCCCCGGCTGGCCTATTTGACCTATTTGACCTGGCTGCCCATATGTTGGAGTTTTCCAATCTGATGGGACAGGAACAATGTCAAAACCTGTTTGCCCGTTTCCAGTTGCAGAGCCACCAATGGCAGCAACCGCAGTTCCTAATTTCAATGCGTCAATAACTTTACCTGGGGTAATTGCAGGGAATGATGTGGTGGCCGCGCCAGCATTGGAAAGCAAATCAGCGCCTGTTACAGCGCCATTAGTTACGCCTGTAATACTTGTCACCTGTGATCCATCAGGCATTGTCCAAGTCTGTGTTGTAGGGTCATAACTATAGCCCTCCATAGAACTAATGTTAGTTCCAGAGGTGTTATCTAATGGGCCTTGCAAGCCACCAAGAGGGTCTTCAACAAACTTACCTGTGATTTCGTCGTAGTAACCGGGTGTGTTGCCTGTTGGTATTTCACGGTAATCGTAAACGGGATTAGAGTCACCGCCCACCTGATAATTGCCATTGATTTGCGCCCAATCCTCAACGCTTAAATTTAGGCTTGGATTGTAGTTGCCTGTAGCGTTGGCCCATTCTTCAATAGACATATTGCCTGCGCCAGCATTCAAAGACTCGCCTAAAGCATTGCCTGCATAACCACCTAAACCGCCCAAAGCAGCGCCTTTGAGAACATCTTGGCCTGTAGCAGCAGAAGTCAAGCCTCCTATAGCAGCTCCACCCAAAGCAGAAGTTCCTGCTGCGCCTAAACCCAATCCTAAACCTTGGTTAAGAGCGCCACCCAACAATCCTCCTGCGCCAGTTGCTGCTAATCCCAACTGAATCAACGGCATCAACTCGGGCAAGCTGGAACTTGACTGTGCGGATGTGTAAAAGACTGGTTTTCCGTCAGGCGTGAATTGAACGCGGTATCCTGTGTTTCCCTTGCCAGAATAAGTCCCGCCAAAAGCATCACCAGTTTGGCGTTCGCCATATGTGTTCGGAACTGCTTCGCCTGTCACCTTGTTTACAAAAGTCTGCCTAGGTTGAGTTCCCACAACGACTTGTTGGTAATTATCGTCAAGACCATATATAGGCACTTCTTCGCTAACCGTTCCCAACTGGTTGATGTCTGTAATGCCAATACCAGACAAGATGTTAGCCATGTCTTCAGCATTAGCACGAACAGAGCCTTTGCCTTCGCCTGACCACTTAGATGTGTCGCTAGATGCAAGAATCTGATCTACAAGACTAGGCCGAGGGGAAGCAGGTGGTTCTGCTCCACGCAGTTGTACTGATGGTACATTAGGTGTCTCTCGCCCTTCAGCAGCACCATAGTTTGTATAATGCGCTTGAGCATATTGCTCTGGTGACATGCCATAACTGTTTGCAGCATAAGCGGCAGCAACATCAGGGTTTGCATTCAAATAAGCATTACTAATTGTTTTTGTATCTGCTCCAGTAATAACTCCAGTAGCCATAGCTGCTGCAACTTGAGAAGCAGGGATTCCCAAGTTTGCAGCAGCATTACTGACATCGGTGTAAGACAAAGTGCCGCCAGCTTGGGCAGCAGCTTCGCGTACAAGCTGGTTTACGTATTCTTGTGAATAAGCCATGATTTACCCCGGAATTTCAACATTGCTACTGATACCAGCGCCGATCTTCATCGCTTTGAGCTGGGCCTCTGCTTCAAACTCTTGCTGCTTCATTTGGAAGTGCATCATCATCTTCTCGCGCTCCATTTGCAGCTCAGCTTCAACCTTCTCGCGCTGAAGTTGCATCTCAAGAGCAGCCTTCTGACGCTGGAATTCCATGTCAGATTGCATCTTCTGCTGTTGCATTTGCATATCAGCTTGGAACTTGGCTTGCTGCGCTTGAATTTCTGCTTGCGTCTTTGCCATCATCGCCTGGACTTCAGGAGGAACTTGAGGCTGTTGCGGAGCTGGGTTCTGCAACTGCTGGTCAATCTCAGGCGTAATCGGCTTAAAGAACTCTGCGGAGTCTTTAAATCCTGACGCTTCAACAAAGCGACCAAGAGTGTTGCGATACTGACCCAAAGACACAAGCGGATTTGCAGGGCCAAACTGCGCCAGCATTTGCTCTTGTTTAGCCAGCACCATTTGAAGCATTGCCATTTGCTGGTCACGGTTGCCATTGCCAAGTCCTACATTGATTGAAAGATCGTATTTGTTTGACCATGTGCGAGGGTCTACAGAGATGTACTCACCACGCAAACGGATCACACGTTCTTTGTTCTGGTACTTGCTGACCAAGTGCAAGATGCCTTCAAACAGCTCTTTGATGCCGCCTTCAGCAAACAATCGAGCAATCAGCTCAATCTTGCCTGCGCCAGCTTGCTGCATGGAAGCAACAGCGGCAGCCGTTACGTTTTGCAGGATGTTTGCATCCAGACCTTGGGAAACGTCAGTTACACCAGTGCGCTTTTGCTGGACAGAATCCAAGTATTGCAGCATTGGGAAAGACTGGCTTGCTACGTTCTGCACACTCAGTTGCTGGACAGCGCCTTGAGACTTTGTGCGAATAACGCCACCAGCAGTAGACGTAAGCAAGTCGTCAATGTTGACTTGACCTTCAACAGCAGTCACTCGAGCGTTGTTTGTCAGATACAAGTTATCCAACATTTGCCGTGTGATTGTGGTCTTAATCAGTTGCAGATCAATGGTGCGATCAGCAAGCGAGTTACCAAAGAACTTGTGCGGAATTGGGATTGGGCAGATTGAGTAGAAAGGCGTGTAATCACAATCCTCATTGCTCAGAATCTCATTGCCAGCGTAGAACACTTGGCGCAGTTCTGCAATGCCATCATCGTTCTCGTCGTGCAAGATATAGCACTCAAAGACTTCAACCTCTTGCAAGGTAAATTCTTCCGACTGTGTGTCGTAAGGCTGCTCACCGGGAGAGTATCGGACAACACGCTCTGGAGTGTAAGCAAGAGCATCACCACTTGGCAAAGAATTGACAATCTTCTTGTTAAAGCCCATTGCAATCAAGTCGCTTCTTGTGATCTGGCGACGATGTGCGACAAAAGGAGATGCCCGCGAGCCACGGATTGCAACACCCTTCTTGGAAATTAAGAACTCTTCAGGCGGCACGTTCTCAATGACAACGCGACCCAAGTTCTTGGTCTTCTTGATCTTTACATCGTTGAGGTTGTAAGTTGGAACCTCACCACCAGCGGCCATGATGACTTCAGCCATCACAGGGTCAACAGCAGGAATCTGACGGACATTCTGCGAAACGACTTCAATCTCGTCGTCTTGCATCATCATTGCCAGCTCGTCGTCTGTCAGACCTTCATATTCCTCTTTGCTGACGTCCTTCTTGTCTTCCCAATACGCTTTAACAATGCCGTTCTTTTGCAGCAAAGCGTCAAAGAACCAATCCCGCATGATCGACACGCCGGGGTTGTCTCGCAGAAAGATGTAGTTCAGGTAATCAGTTGCTTGGTTAGCGCCTTCTTCATCGCCAGGGCCAGAAGGGTTTGCGACAACAATCTGATCCGAGCCAGTAAAGATGCGGAGCAAAGCAGGCAAAGCGCCATCAATGGCTTCTGCTACTTCACCCGTTACGACCTGACTCTTGCCCTCAACCTCATTGCCTAGAGGCTGGCGCAAGTAATATTGAAGTGCTGTTTTGCGTTGGTCAACAGTTTCGCTCTCAATAAATCCGATACTGTCGTCAATCGCTGCTTGAATCGCAGCTTGCAAGCTGATTTGGCTCATTTGTAACCCTTGGAGGCCGCCCGACTTTGGGCTTTGTGGCTAATTGTAGCCCTTTTACCAGATTTTCCAATGCCTCAATACGTTTCTCAAGCACATCAACCCTCTTGGCGTTTGTAATATCGCCCTGCTTCATCATAAACATTTAGACCACCCACTTTGCTGGTTTGTTGATTGATTTACCCCATGAACCTACGTTCTCATCAAGGGCAACTGCTACATATCGCCAAGCATCAGCAGCGTGTGAGTGCTGGTCATGCAATGGCTTGTTACTGAACATCTTAGTGTTTGGATCAACGTCATAGCGGTAATGACGCAAATTCTGTAGTCCATCAGCGCAGTTTGTTGCATGGATGAAACACCTGTCTAGCAGTGTTCTGGCTGCGTTAATCCCGTCAGCAATGGACAACTTAGGCGTGATCCGTATTGGTTTTCCCATGCCTTCAAGGATGTCTTTGACAGATTTCCCCGTCATATTCTTGTTTTCAGCATCATGGGGAAGCCACCAATCCTTGTAGACATACCCCTTTTCTTGGAGAACTTGGGCGTAATGGTCAATGGTTTTCTGGCAGTTTTGGTAGAAATCCACGACCCGAACCTCACCACCTGGGATTGTTTGGACAAACCAAATAGAGGTCATGTCTGCCCATCCCAAGTCCCAGAATGTTTGAACAGGGATGGATTTGTCAATAATCAGCTCACGAATCCTGTTTTCTTCCTGTGCTTTACGCAGTTCGTTAGCGTACACAGCGCCATCCAGCATTTGACGAGTGTGGCCTTCCCAGACGTTCAGATAAGAATCGACGTTTTTGGCTTTCAGTTCTTCAAGTTCTTCTTTCAGGACTTGAGGGAACCAAGGGTTATCTGACCAGTTTACCTTGGCAATTTTGGCGCTTGCTGGAGGGTTGACGACAAAACGCTTGTAAGTCTCGTCAGTGTCCAAGTCAGGGTTAAACGTCACCCATATCTCAGAATCAGGCTTGCGGATGGTTGGGATCAGCGTTTCCCAAGATACCTTTGATACGGCTTGACCTTCTTCGATCCAACATATGTCTACACCCTCAAACGACTTGATCGAGGTGACGTTGTGCTTTAGACCAGCAAAGCTGAACTCAGACCCGTTCTTTCCGTAGATGGCTGTTCTCTGTACGTCAAAGAAGGACTCAAGCCCCATAACCTTGATTTGGTCACCCAATAGAGCAATCACAGAATCAGAAATACTGTTCTGCAACTCACGGGCGCAAAGGATTCGAGTTGGCTTCTGTACCGCAATGGCGATCAAAGCTCGAGCAACAGACCAAGACTTGGCAGACCCACGGCCACCATAAAGAATCTTGTATCGGTGTGGCTCAAACAGGAATCCCAGCTTTTCAGGGAAATCCAGTTCAAGATTCATTCGGCTTGACCAGCTTGATTTGGATGGCTGAAATCTCTACTGGCCCACCACCGTCACCAGTCATCTCAGTGCGGTTCAACTTGGGCGTAGCGTACTCAGCCATTTGAGCCAACAAAGTCAGAGCGCCTTTTGGGTCTGCTTTCAGCTCTTTTTCAACGCTTCCCTCTGCAACCTCGTAAAGCCACTTGGAGACGTTTTCAGCGTTATCCTCTAGCAACCTACTAACCGTGTCTCTAAACGTCTTGGTTGCCTTATTAAGAGAACCTGGAGGCCTTCCTCTGCCCTTGCGAGCTTCAAAGCCTTCGTTTTCTTCCCGTAATTTATTCATGTTTGTTTGACTCCCGTAGGTTGGTCAAGGTTAGTGCTGACTTACATCAGCAGGTTTATTAATCGCCTAAAAGACCTCGTTTAATGATTGTACCTTCTGGGGTCATGTAGATCAAACCCTCAAGAGGTACATCTAGGCCATACCCTGTTTCGCCAGTGTATTCAAATGGGAAGTTTTGCATACGCTGCTCTTGGTCAAGATTCATACGTCTTTGAGTCAAACGCGACTCAGCCTCTCCCATCAAACTTCTGTATGCCTCCATTGGATCAATTTGGGCTTGCTTAACCAATGACATCCGCTGGTTCATTAGGTCTTCATATTGGCTGCTCAACGCTTCTTTGTCTTGCTTGGCAATGCTTGGATTGTCCATTTGACTGACAACTTCACGCATTTTGTCATTCAAGAACCCAATTTGCTGGTTTGCGTCATAACGCATTTTTGCAAAATCTCTTGTTGTCCCACCTACTCCAAAACCTTCGATGTCCTGAATTGCGTGTTGTACTTCGTGCAAAGTTGTTGATCTTGGGTCATTCAACAAACCTTTTG